TGTTGTCTTTACCTAGTGGTGTAGGTCTTACAAAGTGTAGAGGTTTTGAAGGATTACCTCTTTGTTGATAGATTGAAACTTTACCTGAATGATACCCTAAAAAAGTATCACCAACAGTAGTCTCATTTCTTTCTTTATTTTTTCTTACTCTAACTATATTTACTCCAAGTGAATTAGCAAAGTTCCAAATTGCTTTTTCGCCCATAGTAGCTCTATCATAGATAGATTTTACAGTTTTAGTATCACGTTTACCATATACATATTTAGCCATATTATCTCCATATTTATTGTTAATATAATAGGGCAGTTTTGAATGATTGCCCCAGCATTCATAAAAATCTAAGCTGTTTGATACTGCTCTAATCTTTCTCTCAAAGCACCATCGTTAGTTTTTTCCAAAGCCATATAAACTAATCTAGGCTCAATTCTAAGTAGTCTTGGAAAGTTAAAGCCATCGCAATTTAATATTCCTGATACAACTCTGTCCCAATTATTTTCTTCAAGACCTTTAGTAATTGCTAAAGCTCTAGTATCTGCCATACCTCTGTCAATCAAAGACAAAGCAAAATAATTAGTATTATCATCTGTTATTGGTGTGTATTTAAATGTTTTTATCATATCTATCTCCTAATTTACTTTATTAATTTTATAGTTTTCAACATCAACAGCTTCAACTTCTGTAAAAAATTCTATAATTCCTTTCTTTTTACTTTCAGCTTCTACAAATGTTTCTTGAATTTCATAGTCTGAATTTACCCAAACTATTCTATATTCATTTACCCATGATATTTTTTCATCATTCATTTTTTCATAATCATGTCCCATTTTTATCTCCTATACTGTTGGGTTAATATCTTCAGCTAATTCATTATTAGCTTCAATGGTTTCAGCTTTTAATTCCTGTTCGGTCATAAAATCTAAAAATTCTAAGTGGTCTAGTTCGTCCATATTTATCTCCTATATTTATGAGACTTTGAAGTCTCGGTTTGTTGCTGACCGACAAATTATATCGTTTTGCCGAGCAGATGTCAAGCGTTTTAACAAACTTAAAGTATATATTTATATTTAAAGTTTGCTAATCGTCCAAACTGTTCCCATTTCCATAGTGTTGTCATTCAAAAAATCATAGGTTGATTTAACAAACAAGTGTTGTTTTTTATTAGACTTATGTTTATATACTATCGACCTATCTTCTTTGAAAGAGTTTCTAGCTTTTACAACATAACCTAACTCATTGATATATCGTTCTAATTTATCAAAACTGTTGAACTTTTCAACCTTCAATTTTGAATCCAATATTGTTTGCATATTCAATTTACCATTAGGATTTTTACATTTGATTTTGCCTTGCATATTTATCTCCAAATATTTTTAAAATTAAGCGGGGGTTTGTTCCTCGCTGAGCCGACACCCATTTTAGCGAAGCCACCGAGAAAGTCAAGCGTCTTAACAAACTTAAAGTATATACTTATATTTAAAGTTTGCTGAGTCTTTAAGTATAATCTTAAAATAATTTTAAAGTTAAAATTTTAAGTTTATCCACAAGTAATTAACAAGATATATACAAGTTATACATAAGTTATCCACAGATAATTTTAAGTTATCCACAGATAATTCTAAGTTATACACAGATTTTGCCCTCAATATCCAGCCCAAATTAAAAAAAAGCCCTCAATCCCCAGCCCAACTGTAAAACTCGAGCTTAAACTTACTTAACTTACTTAATTCTTTGGTATGGTCGGATGCCATATAAAAAGCCTTCATCACTAATTAAGCTGAGAAGATTTTAGAGTTCTTAAGTTATGATAAATTCTAGGCATAAAAAAACTCTCTCACTTGAAAGGCGAGAGAGTTCCGAAAAGTTTTAGCTATTCTCTTTTAGATATAAAGCAATCTTATCAAGATAAACTTTAGGAAGACTCTTACCTTGAAGAATCTGATGAGCTTTCTTAAAAGTTAATCTCTCATCTTTAGCTAAACTATAAAGACATCCTTGAATTTGCTTTTGAAGTTTCCAATTCATATTGGCACCTTTCTTAGCAAACTTATATCCTATTGCTTGACATTGTTTGAACGAAGCAGGTGCTGAAGTTCTGTCTTTATCAAAGCTATTTATATCAAATGTATTTTCCATATTATACTCCTTTAAGTAATGGATTTATATATACTCGCAACATAATCTTGCAAGTGGTTAAGGTCGTCAGTTTTATCACTGACTATTCCTAAAGCTTGGATTCCGCTTATCATTAAAGCTAATACGTAATCTTTTGCTTGAGAAACTGTTTTAAATTCTATTGTCTCGTTATTTGAAAAGGTAATTAAAATCATAATAAATCTCCTATATGGTTTTCAGAGATTGTTAGATTTTCTAGTTGCAAATGCTTGAGTTTTACGAAGTAAAAGTTTTAGAGATTTCCGAGTCTTCGAGGAAATACTCTAAACATTTGCCACTCTAAAATCTTTACAATATCGTAAACCAGCTTAAATAGGAGATTATTATGACAATTTTAATAGCTTTTCACGAGACAATAGAATTGTTTCTCAACAAAAGTTACATTAAAGCCTGATAAGCTTCCAAGCTTTAGATAGTCAGTGAGACGACCATAACCACAAAAGATTATCGAGTATGAACACCATTACAATTGTATAATATGAAAATACTTTGAGTGCTTTGATAACAGAACAAAGCCCTGCAAGTGAGTGTCAAGCAATAGAATATGCTAAACAGCCAATTGAATTGGAAACAAGAAAGCAACATGAAAGGCTTCGTAATGCTAAAGACTTTAAAGTTTTAAAGTTACGAAGAAGATTCTTCAAGGTAAAGACAAAAGATTATCTATGCTTTATATCTCTTAAATAGCTTGAGGAACTCCGAAGCCTTTCAAGTGAGATAGAAACCATTGAGGTCTAAAGTTATCTTTTCTAAAATCTTCTCAGGGGTGGGCAGGAGACCATACCCTCTACCCTATATATCTATAGCGTGATTATACATTATACAGGAAAATGACCATTAACCAGAACTAGTTAACGCCCCGACACCAAAACTTTAAAATCTTTAAAGTCTTTAAAGGTATTTTTTAGACGTAAGAATTCCCCCATCTAGGATTACTTTTAGATGTGACTTTGGATACTTGGGGGATATATTGACCGTGGGGGACCACAATGTTATTGTACACTTCAAATTCAATTTTGTCAAGTCTTTGAGCAAAAAAGTTAAAAAACTTTAAAGTGCTTGGAAGTCTGACAAAAGACTTGACAAGTCTAATTTTGACGTGTATACTAGATTCATGGCTATACTTCCATCTATAGATAACAAAAGTAGAAAAAGAGAACTAACTGAAAAGCAACAGGACTTTCTTAATCATCTAGTCGATACAGGTGGTGATGCTAAGAAAGCTGCTGAACTTGCAGGTTATACTTCTCACTACCATCACGTTGTAAAGACTTTAAAGTCTGAAATACTAGAACTCACTCAAGAGATACTAGCTAATTCAGCCCCTAGGGCAGCTTTTAAGGTCGTAGAGATAATGGAATCTAAAAGACCCATTGTACAGGCTAATAACAAATTAGCTGCAGCACAGACGTTACTTGATAGGGTTGGAGTTTCTAAAGTAGATAAAGTAGATATTAATCATAATATGAATAGTGGTGGTATCTTTCTTATGCCTGATAAGGCACCTTTAGATTTAGAAGAAACTGAAGACGGTGACTACGAAGTAGTTGAAGATTGAATATGAAACTTTGGATAACTGAGTTTGTAGATATGGATGATAAATCTTCTTTAGGTCCTTACATCAAAGCAGAGACTGTAGGAGAAGCTAACAGGATAGCTATACAATACGGATTGTTAGTACTTGGAGAGATTCAAGAGTTACAACATGAAAATATAGAAACTAAAAGGACGGTACATTAATGGCTAAAAAAGACCCAAGATTAGAAAGAGCTGGAGTATCAGGTTATAACAAACCTAAAAGAACTCCGGGACATAAAACTAAATCACATATTGTTGTTGCTAAAGAAGGTGACAAAATAAAAACAATTAGATTTGGACAACAAGGTAAAAAGGTTGGTAGTCTTACAGGTACTGCTGGTAAACCTAAAGCAGGTGAATCAGACAGAATGAAAGCCAAGAGACGTTCTTTTAAAGCAAGACACGCTAAGAATATTAAGAAAGGAAAAATGTCAGCAGCTTATTGGGCTGACAAAGTTAAATGGTAGTCAAAGGAGACTAATGGTAAGTAGGTACTTTAAAAAGTTTCATAAACTTATGAAATGTTCTAGGCTACAAAAAGTAGTAAAGACATTTATAGGAAAATAACATGCCACACGCAGGACACTTTAAATTCAAAGCCTTACACAAACAAAACAGTAGATTGTCTATGAGACGTAATCAAGGCAAACCCGGTAACATTACTCGTGATGAGTTTAGTGAGAACTGGGATAAAATTTTCGGTAAGAAAAAGGAGAATGATAATGCCAAGAAAAAAAACGACAACGACTAAGAAAAAGTCGACTGTAAACAAAGCCGGTAACTATACGAAACCGACTATGCGTAAGAGGCTTTTCGAAAAGATTAAAGCTGGTACTAAAGGTGGTAAAGCCGGACAATGGTCTGCTCGGAAAGCCCAGCTTCTTGCAAAAGAATACAAAGCTAAAGGTGGAGGCTATAAGTAATGCCACTACAAAAAGGAAAAGGAAAAAAAATGGCTAAACAAACTTCAAAAAGCTGGAAGTCTCAAGGACACTATCTTAGAGACGGTACCGAATGGAAAGGTAATCAACATGCTATGAGTAACGGTAAAATACATACAGGTAAAACTCATACTAAAACAAGTAAGCCTTTGTTTCATTTTAAAGAACTAAGTAAAACTGCACAAGCAAAAATATTAAAAAAACATGACATTAGCAAAAAGTCAAAGAAGTCTTAGGGCTTGGACCAAACAAAAGTGGCGTACCAAGAGTGGTAAAAAGTCGTCAGAAACAGGGGAAAGGTATCTCCCAGAGAAAGCTATTAAGGCACTCTCAAAAGAAGAATACGCAAGAACAACAAGAAAAAAAAGAGAAGATACTAAAAAAGGAAAACAGTTTAGTAAGCAACCAAAGAAGACAGCTAGAAAAGTTAGAAAGTATAGAAAGGTAAAATAATGTTTATTCCAGAAGAATATATAAGAAGAACATCCTCAACAGTTCCATTCGGATATCAAGAGGATGAAGACTTTGAAGGTTATTTAAAACCTATTGAAGAAGAGTTACAAATATTAAAAGAAGTTTCAGAAGCTGTATTTCATGGTGAAATTAGTCTAGGTATTGGAGTAGATTGGTTAGAGGCAGAAACAGGACGTAAGATGTCTAGACCCGGATTGAAAAAACACGTAGACAAAGTATATGGACGAAAATAAAAATAATTCAGAAAAATACTTGACAAATCCTGATGGGAGCTATATACTAAAGAAAGATGGTACTCCGAAGAAGAAACCCGGTAGACCTAAAAATTCAGAACTATCTGGACTTAAGTTGGCTTTACAAGCAAAAAAGAAGCTAACTAAAAAGAATCAGAAAGTTAAAAAGCTAACAAGAAGTTTAGCTAGAGTCAAGAAAGAACTTGACGATGAAGAGAAAGTTTTAACATCTAATGTTTTAACTGAGTCAGAAACTAAGAAGTTACCTGACCCTATACAGAAACATATAGATGAAACAGGTTCTTACGTGGCTTTTATGCCAAACGAAGGACCTCAAACAGACTTCCTTGCTGCTGGTGAGAAAGATGTTCTTTACGGTGGAGCAGCAGGTGGTGGTAAAAGTTTTGCAATGTTAATAGACCCGTTGCGATACTGCCACATAACAGAGCATAGAGCTTTGATACTTAGGAGGTCTATGCCAGAACTTAGAGAGATTATAGATAAATCTCGAGAACTTTATCCTAGAGCCTTTAAAGGTGCTAAGTTTAAAGAAGTAGAAAAGTTATGGCAGTTCCCAAGTGGAGCAAAGATTGAGTTTGGGTTCTTGGAACGAGATGCAGATGTTTATCGTTACCAAGGACAAGCGTACAGTTGGATAGGGTTTGATGAGATAACTCACTTACCCACAGAGTTTGGATGGAACTACTTAGCATCACGTTTAAGAACTACCAATCCAGAACTTAAAACATATCTAAGATGTACAGCTAACCCCGGTGGTGTTGGTGCTGCTTGGGTTAAGAAGAGATACGTAGAACCTGCAACAGAGAATAAAAGTTTTATAGGTAAAGACGGTCTCACTAGAAAGTTTATACCAGCTAAGTTACAGGATAATCCATACTTAGCAGAAGACGGTGAATACGAAAGGATGCTACAGTCCTTACCAGCAGTTCAAAGAAAACAACTGCTAGAAGGTAACTGGGACATAAATGAAGGAGCAGCCTTTGCTGAGTTTGAACCTCCGGTTCACGTCATACCACCTTTCGAGTTACCGGGGTGGTGGGAAAGAGTTAAAGCAGTAGACTATGGTTATGCTGCTGAAAGTTGTTGCTTATGGGCTGCTATCGACCCTGAAGACAAAACCATTATTATATATAGAGAATTATACAAAA